TCAACAAACATTGGCAACTGGAGGAGGAGCTATCATATTATCAACTCCAAATGGTACCGGTAACTTTTTTCATAAAACATGGGAAGAAGCGGAAAATAATCCGTTATCTAGATTTAATCATATTCGTCTTCGTTGGGATGTACATCCTGAGCGTGATCAGTCTTGGAGAGATAAACAAGACGAACTGTTAGGGCCTAAAGGAGCTGCACAAGAATGTGATTGTGACTTTATTACTTCCGGTCATTCTGTAATTGACGGTCCGTTAATTAAATGGTATGAAACAACTCACACAAAAGATCCAATAGAAACTCGAGGTATTGATAGTGAATTGTGGATTTGGGAACAAGCAGATTATACAAAAAATTACGTTGTAATAGCGGACGTAGCTCGAGGTGACAGTGCTGACTATTCAGCATTTCATGTAATTGATGTTGAGACGGTTACGCAAGTAGCTGAATATAAAGGTCAAATACCTACTAAAGATTATGGCAACATGTTAGTTAACATTGCTACAGAATACAATGACGCTTTACTAGTAATTGAAAATGCAAATATAGGTTGGGCAGTTATACAAGTAGCAATTGATCGGGCATATAAAAATTTATACTATTCTCCAAAAGATAGTTCAGTATCTGATGTATCTCAACAATTAGCTAAGTATATTGATTTGAAAGATACATCTCAATTAGTTCCTGGTATAACTACTTCATCTCGTACTCGACCATTATACATATCTAAATTGGACACGTATATGAGAGAGCGAGTTCCTGTAATACGAAGTAAACGACTATTGTCTGAATTGTTAGTATTTATATGGAATGGGTCAAGAGCTGAAGCTATGCGCGGATACAATGACGACTTAGTTATGTCATTTTCCATGGGACTTTGGATTCGAGACACCGCATTAAAACTTCGACAGCAAGGAATGGATCTAAACAGAAAAACTTTAGATTATTTTGGTAAAGGAATGGGAGTGTATAGCAATAATTCAGGTCGAAGAAAAGACACGGGGTGGACAATGAACACTCAACATAATCAAGACGAAGATTTAACTTGGCTATTGTAATTTCCTTGTTATTAGGATATTTGATATTTATTTTAAAATAGAAATATGGCAGATAAAACGTTATTTGGGCGATTAAAACGACTTTTCAACAATAATGTTATTGTACGTAAAGTAGGTAAAGATCGCATACGTGTTATCGATAATGATCATTTGCAGTCATTAGGTAATGCACACAATTCCAAGTTTATTGATCGGTTTACTCGTTTACATGGGGTTCGTCCTCATTCGATGAATACATACAATCCGAATTACAACTATTTTTCATCTAAGACAGAATTGTATACAGATTATGAAGTAATGGATCAAGATTCTATTATTGCTTCTGCATTGGACATTTATGCAGACGAAACTGTAATGAAAGATGATTTCGGAGATGTATTGCGAATTACCAGTGACAATGAAAACATTAAAAAAATTCTTCATAACTTATTTTACGATATTTTAAATGTAGAATTTAATTTATGGCCATGGGTTCGTAACATGTGTAAGTATGGAGATTTATATTTGAAATTAGACATTCAAGAAGAGATTGGAATTATCAATGTAGTTCCAATGTCAGCATATGAAATAATTCGAGAAGAAGGTATGAATTTAGAAAATCCATATCATGTGCAATTCAAGCAGTTAGGTGGAGGAAATATCATATATGAAAATTTTGAAATTGCACATTTTCGTTTACTAAACGACTCTAACTTTTTACCATACGGTAAATCAATGGTAGAGCCAGCTCGTAAAGTTTGGAAACAGTTAACGCTAATGGAAGACGCGATGTTAATTCATCGTATAATGAGAGCTCCGGAAAAACGTATTTTCAAAATTGATGTTGGTAACATTCCTCCTAATGAAGTTGATAATTACATGCAACGTATTATCAATCAAATGAGAAAGACTCCTTATGTAGATCCTAATACTGGAGATTACAATTTGAAATTCAATATGCAAAACATGTTGGAAGATTATTTTTTGCCGGTACGTGGGGGGCAATCTGGAACTGAAATTGACACTTTATCAGGTATGGAATTTACCGGTATTGATGATATTGAATATTTGAAAAATAAAATGTTAGCGGCCCTTAAAGTTCCTAAAGCATTTTTAGGATATGAAGAAGGATTATCAGGTAAAGCTACGTTAGCTGCTGAAGATGTTCGATTTGCCAGAACTATTGAACGAATTCAACGAATTGTGCTTTCTGAATTACATAAAATAGCAATAGTTCATTTATACGCTCAAGGGTTTCAAAATGCAGAATTAATTGACTTTGAATTGACAATGACTTCTCCTTCGACTATTTATGAACAGGAAAAGTTAACGTTGTATAATACCAAAGTCGATTTAGCTAAAAACATGATGGAATCTAAATTGATGTCTAAAGAATGGATTTACAAAAATGTGTTTAACTTTACCAATGATGAGTCAGATGCTATTGAATTAGGATTGATTGAAGATGGTAAAGAAGCGTTTAGATTTAAGAAAATAGAAGAAGAAGGTGAAGATCCTGCAGATAAACCTAAAGAGGAAGCCCCGGCAGAAGGAGGAGAAGAGGCTGAGTCTGCTAATCCATTTGAAAGCGTAAATTACGATCTTCAAAAAGAATATGATAAAAAAGGAAAAGAACGTGCTGAAGAAGAAGAAATTGAACCGAGAAGAGCTAAAGCTCCTAAAGGGGGTTGGCCAGGCGCGGGACGTCCAAAAGAGGCAATTAAATACAATTCTCACGATCACCCTAGAGGATACGATCCTATAGGTCGAGTTGCATGGAAAAATGCTCGAAATGAATCAGCTTCTGATACGGTTAAAAAATACGGATTAAGTAAGTTAATTAGAAAGAAATCTGGCATTATTTCAGAAAGTATCATGGATGAAAATATAATTATTCCGGACGAAAATTAAAACGTAACCAATACCATATTTATATTAAAAATAATACAGCCTAAATGAAAAACTTAAAACACTCAAAGTTTAAAAACACCGGCGTACTTTTCGAATTGCTAGTTCGCCAGGTTGCGTCAGATACTTTGAACAACGTAGATTCAAAGGCTATTCCAATTATTAAAAAATACTTTGGAAAATCTACTGAACTATCAAAAGAGCTAAAATTATATCAAACTTTAGTAAAAGAAAAATTCTCAAAAACGGAAAAAGCTAATCATTTAGTCGACGCTATTTTAGAAACTAAATCTAAATTGAATCAATCTACATTGAATAGACAGAAATATAACTTAATTAAAGAAATTAAATCAAATTACGTTTTAGAAGATTTTTTCAAAACTAAAGTTAATAATTACACAGCACTAGCTTCAGTTTACAAGCTATTTGAATATACCGTAGCTGATAATCCTGTTGAAATTGTTAATACTCGGTATTCTATAATCGAGCATATTACTCGCGGCGAGGTTAAAAAAACTAAAGAGTTAAATGAAATGTCTAACTTTATTAAGCAAGACAAAGATGTTCGTTTATTATCGTATAAAATTTTAGTAGATAAGTTCAATGAAAAATACTCAGGATTAAATGAAGGGCAGAAAAAGCTTCTTCGAAACTATATTAATACAGTTTCAGAAGGAACAGAATTGAAGGAGTTTATTGAAACTGAATCTGTAAAACTTCAAAAAGACATTAAAACTCTTTCTTCTAAAATAACTGATAAAGTTGTTAAAATTAAATTGACTGAAGTTGTTAATTTACTTAAAACTATTACAGCTGCAAAGTCAATTAAAGACAATCATGTATTGAGTTTGTTACGGTATCATGAATTAGTTAAAGAACTTAAAAAAGTATAACAATGTCTGCAAACCCAATATCAGGCCCGTATACCGGAGTCCCGTCTACATTTTATCATTCCTCTAATCCAGGTAAATACAACCGAACAATTTTAGCTTCAGCAACGTTTTACGCTACAGGGTCAAATGCAAACCCCTCAGCATTTTACGTTTCAAGTTCAGCAGCTACGGTTACTTTAGTTAACGGTGGTCAAATTACCATACCTGCTGCAGCTGCATCCACTCCAGCTGCAATATATGAAATGTCAGTTTATTCTGTAGATTCCGGAGCTGTTTATTTATTATATCGTTAAAATTATGTCTCAATATATTAAGTCACTAAAACGTAAATTTCTATCTGAATCTTCTGAAAATGAAGAAGAATTAGATGAAATGTCAACTTCTGCCGGTGCCGGAGCTTATGAAACTCCAATGGCTTTTGGGCAAGCAGATGACGACACTATTGAATCAATGGGATATAAAAAAATAAAGAAAAAAGCTAAAAAAGAAGCAGTTAAAGAATCTGACTTTATGCGAATTTCAAAAGAACTTTATATTAATGAAATTGCATATAATCAATATAAAAAAGATCCTATAGGGTCTCCAAAACAAAAAATTAATAATTCAATTAATTTCATTAATCGTGGATTAAAAGAAATTGAAAAAGTTGTCAATCAAAATGTTCGATTAAAACAAGAAATGGGCGTTGATAATAGTATATACTGGAAATCGTCACGTGAAAATCTCGCAAAAATAAGTGAACGGTTACTCAGAGTTTCTAAACAATTAAAAGAATTAGCATCGTAATTATGGAAAAGAAATTGCTAGTAGATTGTATTACGTTTGACGTAACTCCGGAAATGATCAACGAATCAATGGAGAAAAACAATGGACGATTAATCGTTAAAGGTGTATTGCAAAGAGCTGAAGCTAAAAATCAAAATGGACGTGTATATCCTAGAGAAGTGCTAATGCGTGAAGCAAAAAAATACGCTGATATTAATATCAAAGAACGCAGAGCTTTAGGAGAATTAGATCATCCAGACTCTTCAGTTGTAAACTTAAATAACGTGTCACACAATGTAATTGAAATGCATTGGAAAGATGATGATTTAGTTGGTACTGTAGAAGTGTTATCAACTCCTGCAGGAAACATCTTAAAAGAGCTTTTCAAGTGTGGAATTAAATTAGGAATTTCTTCTAGAGGGTTAGGATCAGTTAAACAGCTAGGAGAAAGTTCTGTTGAAGTGCAAGATGATTTTGAATTAATTGCATTTGATTTTGTTTCTAACCCATCTACTCATGGTGCATTTTTAAGCCCTGTACATGAATCTGTACAAAGAGGAGTAATTCATCCTAACGCTAAATACGATAAAATTAATCGTTTAATTACAGATATATTAACTGACATTAAATAGTTAACATTATATGACTTTAGAAGACAGATATAGAGCTAGCGGATTCAATTTGCGATCCAATGCTTACAACGGACAAACAAGATTAACAGTAGATCGGTCCAATTTAAATGTCGACAGCATTCCTGCTAGATATAATGTACAAGGAACGATTGGAGGATTGTCTGATTCTTCAAATTATAACATTGATAACATTCCTGCTAGATATAATGTACAAGGAAATTTATCCGGAATAGTAAATTCGTCTAATCAAAACATTGACGGAATTCCTTTACGCTATAACGTAGCAGGGAATTTATCTAATACAGTTAATGTTTCACAATACAATATTGATAGAATACCTACCAGATATAACATTCAAAGTAGATTGTCGAATATCATAAACGATTCAATTCATAACATTGACAATATTCCTTCAAAATACGCTCCATGATACACTTAAAAAAATTAATAGGCACAGGCATTAAAACTCAACTTGCAGAAAACGTAGTTGAACCTTCTGAA